CCGCGACGAAGGCGGCCTCGACGCCGACCTGGAGAAGCTGCGCAAGCTCGTAGCGGACAGCCAGTGAGGCGCGGCACACGGCCTGCCCGCCGCCTCTGTTTCAAGTACCGCTTTCGCGAGGACTGCGGCAGCGCCGCAACCTACTGGATCTGGTACGCCCTTGCTGAGCCGCGCGACTTCATCTACACCGCGCCGCGCCGGATCGCCTGCCGCCTCTTCGCGCACCACAACGTCACCTGTCGCGGACGACGCGACCACCCGAGGAGGTGACCATGCGGGTCCTCCTGTCTGGGGCCTCCGGGTTCGTCGGCCGTCACCTGCACCGCGCGCTCCTCGACCGAGGCGACGACGTGTTCGCCATCGACCTCAACGCCACCCCCCTCGTCAAGCACGGCGACGCCCTCGACTTCTTCCGCCACGACGACACCCGCATGGACCTCGCCATCCACTGCGCGGCGATCGTCGGCGGACGTGCCAGCATCGACGGCAGCCCCCTCGGCGTCGCCACCAACCTCGCGCTCGACGCCTGGTACATGCGGTGGCTCATCCGCACCGGCACCCCGCGCGCCGTCTACTTCAGCTCGTCCGCCGCATACCCTGTGGCGCTCCAGCAGCCCGGCGACGTGCGACGCCTGTACGAGGAGGACATCAGCCTCGCGTACATGGAGGAGCCTGACGCGACGTATGGGTGGGCGAAGCTGACGGGGGAGAAGCTCGCCAGCTACGCCGAAGCCGAAGGCTGCCGCATCCTCATCCCGCGCCCCTTCTCCGGCTATGGCGAAGACCAGGCACCCTGCTACCCGTTCCCCGCGTTCATCCAGCGCGCCAAACGCCGCGACGACCCCTTCGAGATCTGGGGCGACGGCAGCAGCACCCGCGACTGGATCCATGTGGACGACCTCGTCGGCGCCACCCTCGCACTCCTCGACGCCGACGTCACAGGCCCCGTCAACCTCGGCTGGGGGCGGGCGACATCGTTCGACGAACTCGCCCACATCGTCTGCACGCACGCTGGCTATCAGCCGCAGTACAAGCATCGGCACGACGCCCCCCAAGGCGTCCACCACCGCGTCAGCGACCCCAGCCGCATGCTCAACCACTACGTGCCCACCGTCACGCTGGAAGAGGGCGTGAGACGGGCGCTGGCGGCATGAGCGGCGGATGGAAGGGGTCGGACCGCAAGGCCCGGCTGCCGTCCGGATGGGACAGGACTCGAGCCCGCGTTCTCGCCCGTGATCCGATCTGCGTCCTGTGCGGGGTGCGGCCATCGAGGTTCTGCGATCACATCAAGGCCAAGACCGATGACCACAGCGAGGCCGCGCTCCAAGGCGTGTGCGGCCCCTGCCACGACCAGAAGTCCAGCCGGGAAGGGAACGACGCCCAGCGCAACAACCCCCGGCCCGGACGCAAGAGGCCGCCCGAACAACACCCCGGCCTGAGGTGAGCCCGTGCCCCGATTCCTGATCGTGCACCCCCGGGATCAGAAGAGGGACGACGTCCTCATCGAGGACCCTGCCCTGACCCTGCGCTTCGAGGCCGGCTGGGCCATCCTCGCCGACGCAGACGGCATCTGCCTCGCCGTACCCAGCGGGCAAGGAGCGTCCATCCAGCGGGTAGACGAGGAGCACGAGCCTGCGCCGCAAGAGGAGTGATCCACTGTGGCAAGGAGCAAGGGCGGCAGCGCCGCCACGCTGAAGAGGTACTGGGGCCAAGGTCGAGGCGCGGCCAAGATCCGCTGGAACACCTCGGGCGACTACACGCGGTGCACGAGGCAGTTGCACAAGTACCTCGGTGCCCGGGCGAGGGGCTATTGCGCCCAGCTCCACCGCGAACGAACCGGCGTCTGGCCGCGCGATCGACGCAACGTCGGCCGACGCCGCTGAACCACATCACAACCCAAGACACCCGCGGCTGATCCCCGCGGGAAGGAAGGCCCGATGTCTCCAGGCATCGGGCCTTCCGCATGCCTGGAGGCGGAATGAGACCCGAATACGTCAACTGTGTTCACTGTGGCGGCCGGGCCAAAGTGGCTGGCAACGGCCCCGTACCGAAGTACTGCTCAGCGTCGTGCCGCAGCTCGACTAAGCACAAGCGCTCCCGCCAGGACGGGCGGTGGGAGGCTGGACTCGCCGCACTTCGACAGCGCACAGCGGAACGGCAGGCTAAGAACGCGCGGCCGTGTCCTTACTGCGGTGGCCTCATGGCGCACCCCCGTCGCGTTCAATGCGGGGCGCCAGAATGCAAGCGGCAGTACGTGAACGAGAAGCAGCTGGCGTTCCAGCGGCGATACAAGGCGGAGCACGGCAACTACCACAGCCGGCTGTATGACAGGGGCGAGTCGCGGCAGTACGCAATCACCTGCCAGCAGTGTGGGTGCGAGGCAGTGGTCACCAAGAAATCGGCAAGGTACTGCTCGCATGAGTGTTTCTATGATGCGCAATACGGAGAGCAACGGCCAAGAGAAGATCATCACAGGAAGAAGGAAGCCGCTCGCAAGCGACGCTTCCTGCGCGCCGAGGCTCGACTCCTGAAGGCTGCTGTCGGATTCCGAGGCAAGGGGATTTGGACAGCAGGGAAGTGTCCGTCCTGCGGGGTGGACTTCGTTCGCCACTCACATGGAACACCAGTCACCTACTGCTCCTCCCTCTGTCGGCGCAGGGAGAGGTCGACACTCAGGCGGGCGCTGCAGTACGACCTCAAGGCAGGCATCGTCTCGCGTGCAGCCATCCACGAGAGGGATGGATGGACATGCCACATATGCGGTGACCCAGTAGACCGTGATGCTGTCGTACCTGACCTTGCAGCACCAGTACTTGATCACGTCATCGCGTTGGCCAAGGGTGGCACGCACGGTGAGGGCAACCTCAAGACGGCCCACTTCTACTGCAACAGCGTCAAGCGCGATCTTGCCGACGGCTGGTCGGCCGCCGCGTGACCTGGGGGGATAAGGGTCCCCCGCGATCTTCAGGGATCGGGGCCGTGTAGCTCAGGACCATCTGCGTGCGGCCCGTCTGTGTTTTTTCGAGGCCCCTGGAGGGCCTGCCTAGGCCCCAGGAGGGTCGCCATGTCACTCAACCCGGAACCCCCCGAGGGGCTCGGCTCCAAGGCCCTGGTGGTCTGGAACGAGATCTCGGGTACCTACGACTTGCGGGTCGATGAACTGCGCGTCTTGGAGGACGCGTGCAGGGAGATCGACCTGATTGAGCGCCTGGAAGGCGAGCTCCGAGGTGCTGAGCTCATCGTGGTTGGCAGCATGGGGCAGCCGGTCGCGAACCCACTCGTCCAGGAGCTGCGGCAGCATCGCGGCGTTCTGGCTCGTCTGCTGGGATGGCTCAAGCTGCCTGACGAGGAAGAGCCGGCGAAGAACAACACGTCAGCCTCGGCACGGCAAGCCGCTATGGCCCGCTGGGGCCGTGGCGCGTAGGCGGTCCGTCGCTCGCGAGGAAGACGGACACTCCGAGGTCATCGCCTGGTATAGGGACCGGCTCTCTGGTGTTGTGTCCCTACCGGACCTGGAGTGGGAGCCGAAGCTCATCGGCCCCACGTGGAAGCGGAACCTGGATGGGACATGGCTTCTCCCTGAGGTCACGCTCGGATGGGAGGCGCTGGGGTGGTGTGGCGTCTGGCTGCAGCACTCACGCGGCAAGCCGTGGCGTTTCACCAGTGAGCAAGCTCGCTTCCTGCTCTGGTGGTTCGCAATCGACGAGCGCGGCACCTTTGCCTTTCGTGACGGGGTTCTCCAGAGACTGAAGGGATGGGGCAAGGACCCCTTGGGGGCTTGCCTGTGTGCCGTTGAATGTCTAGGGCCGTCCCGGTTTGCCGAATGGGCCTCGGATGGCACGCCGATCGCGACGGACAACCCTGAGGCGTGGGTGCAAACCGCGGCCGTCAGCTTGGAGCAGACGAAGAACACGATGCGGCTGTTTCCGTCGTTGTTCACGGCGGAGGCCAAGGAGCACTACCGCATCCAGGTCGGCAAGGAGACGGTGAATGCCCTTGGGGATGCTCGCCTCATCCAGGCTGTGACGTCGTCGCCGTCCACCCTGGAGGGCGCGCGGGCGACGTTCGTCCTGCTGAACGAGACCCACCACTGGGACTCGTCGAACGCTGGCCACGACATGGCGGACGTGATCGAGCGGAATGCGACCAAGTCGGCAGACGGTGCGGCCCGCACGCTGCGTATCACCAACGCCTACGAGCCGGGGCAGGACTCGGTCGCCGAGCGCGACCGTGAGGCATGGGAGTCGGTCGAAGCCGGCCGGGTGATGGACGCTGGATTGCTGTACGACTCGCTGGAGGCGCCGGGAAAGGCTCCTCTGACGGTCGAGGAGGCTCCGGCTGTCATCCGGTCGATCCGCGGCGATGCGGTCTGGCTCAACGTGGATCGGATCGTTCAGTCGATAGCCGACGTCCGCAATCCACCTTCGCGTAGCCGCCGCTTCTGGTTCAACCAGATTGTGGCCGCGGAGGATGCGTTCCTAGCCCCTTATGAGTGGGACGCCTGCCGTCTCGAGGGTGCCCGCTTGGAACAGAACGACGAGATCGTCCTGTTCTTCGACGGCTCGAAGTCGGACGACGCGACGGGCCTCGTGGCGTGCCGCATGTCGGACGGGTTCGTAGCAACTCTGGGCGTGTGGCAGCGGCCGGCGAACTGGCCGCAGGACGTGCCGTGGCGGGTGCCGCGCGAGGAGGTCGACGGGACGGTGGACCAGGTGTTTGCCGACTACCGTCCGATTGCCTTCTTCGCCGACCCGGGTGCCGGTTACGACGAGAAGGATGGCGAGCGCTACTGGGACGGCTTCATCGATGCCTGGGCGCAGCGCTACGGCAAGAAGCTGAAGCTCAAGGCAGTGGCCGGCGGCGCGAACCGTCACGCCGTGATGTGGGACATGGGCGACCGGCGGCGGCAGCAGACGTTCACGGAGGCTGTGGACCGCTTCTACCGAGATGTGCTGGAGCGGCAACTTGCCCATGACGGACACCGGGTGTTGCGACAGCACGTGGCGAACTCCCGGCGCCGCACGAACGCCTGGGGTTACACGATCGGCAAGGAGCATCGCGAGTCGGCCCGGAAGGTCGACCTGGCGGTGTGTGCGATCGGGGCGCGGATGCTGCGCCGGATGATGCTGAACTCGACGGCCTGGTCCAAGCGCGGGCGTCCCGGTAAGGGAAGGGTGGTGGTGCTGCGGTGAGCATGACCATCCCTGAACTGCCGCTGTTGTCGCTGTCTTCAGATGAGCTGAGCCTGCTGACCGCGCTCCGCTCAGACCTGCTGGCCCATCGGTTCAAGCTGGAACTCCTCGACAACTACTTCAACGGCGAGCAGGTCATTCGCGACCTGGGCATTTCGATCCCCCCGCAGTTGAAGACGCTGCACGCGGTGATCGGCTGGCCGCGGATCGGCGTGGAGGCGCTGGAGCAGCGGCTCGACCTGGAGTCGTTCCGGTGGGCGGACGGGACGGACGCTTCTGGCCTGGAGGAGATCGCCGAGTCGAACGACCTCTATGACGAGGCGTCGTTGGCGCATCTCGACGCGCTGACTTACGGCCGCGAGTATGTGGCTGTCGGCTCGGGCGAGGCCGGTGACCCGCCGCTGATCACGTTTGAGTCGCCGCTCGACATGACGATGTTCTGGGATGCCCGGCTGCGGATGGCGACGGCGGCGCTGCGGGAGTCGGTCGAGGACGGGGTGCAGATCGCGACCCTGTACCTGCCGGACCAGACGGTGTACGCGGCTCAGGTCGAGGGCGGTTGGGAGGTCTTCGACCGCGACGAGCACCGTTTGGGCATGGTGCCGGTGCTGCGGATGGCGAATCGGCAGCGCACCGCGGACCGGATCGGCAAGAGTGAGATCACGCCCGAGGTCATGTCCATCACGGATGCGGCATGCCGGCGGCTGATGGGTATTGAGGTGGCGGCCGAGTTCTTCGGCGCACCGCAGCGGTACATTCTCGGCGCCTCGGAGTCGGCGTTCCAGGACGCGGAGGGCAACGCCAAGTCGGCGTGGGAGACGTACATCGGCCGGGTTCTGGCGCTGGAGCGTGACGAGGACGGCAATGTGCCGACCGTCGGGGCGTTCACGGCGCACGATCCGTCAGGCCAGACGAAAATCATCGACCTGTACGCCCGGATCATGGCGACGCAGCTTGGCCTGCCGCCGCACATGCTGGGCTATACCAGCGACAACCCGGCTTCAGCGGATGCGATCCGCTCGTCGGAAGCGATGCTGGTGAAGAAGGCCGAGCGCCGTATCCGCCGTTTCTCGGCGACACACAGGGACGCGATGCGCCTCGCGCTGTGGTTCCGGGATGGTGAGCCGCCGCCGAAGGAGCAGCGCATCGAGTGCGTCTGGCGGAACCCGGCGACGCCGACGATCGCCGCTCAGACGGACGCCGCCGTGAAGATGGTGCAGGCTGGGATCCTGCCCGCTGACGGTGACGTTGTGCTGGAGATGGCGGGACTGTCGGAGGATCAGCGGCGCCGGGTTGCTGCTGAGCGCCGTCGCAGCACCAACGCGTCGGCCAGCCGTCAGCTCATGGACCGCCTCGCCGCTCTGAATGAAGACGCCGAGACGCCTGCGGCGGCGGAGGTGACCGGTGGCGACGACAGTCTCGGACAGTGATGGCGAGGCGAACCGCTACCGGGCCGCGCAGATCGGTCTGACTCGTCTGCTGGTGCGGGATGTCCGCGGGCTACGTCGGCTGATCCTGCCGCAGCGGCTGCGCGAGTCCGTCCCAGACTGGCTGACTGCCATGAACGCTGTGGTCGTCCAGTACTCGCGCGTCTCGGCTGCCCTGGCGGCGGACTTCTACGACGCCCAGCGGGAGGCTGCTGGGGCGTCGGGGCCGTTCACGGTGCCGCTGGCTGATCCTCCGCCGCCGGAGCAGACGGAAGCGTCTCTGCGCTGGGCGGCGAAGGATCTGTGGCCACGGGAGCCGGAGGATGCCTCGCCGGCGCAGTTGGAGCCGATGGACGTCCGCCTGGATCAGGCGGAGAAGAAAGCCGAGGCTGTGGCGCAGAAACTTGTGACTGATACGGGTCGCGGCACTGTCCGGGAGGCGGTGCGGCAGGACCGTCAGGCCACCGCGTGGGCGCGCTCGGCCGCCCGCGGGGCGTGCGCCTTCTGCAAGATGCTCGCTATGCGCGGAGCCGTGTTCGCGCAGGACACAGCGGATTTCCGGGCGCACGACGGTTGTCATTGCGGCGTGATCCCGGTGTTCAAGGGGCAGCGGTTCGAGCTGTCTCCGCATGCCCGTGAGTGGGAGCGCATCTACCGCGAGTTCGCGGAGGGCCACTCCGGCGATCAGCTCCGCCTGTTCAGGCGGGCGCTGGCCGAGCACGACAGTAATCCGCTGCCGGGCTCGAACTGACCAACCCCTGGCTGCCCTGGTGGCGGCCTTTCTCAGCCCCTGGAGGGCCAACTAGCCATGCCCGAAAACGAGGAGACGACCAAGCAGGTCGACACGGAGCCACAGGAGACCGAGGCCGCCCCGGAGGCGGAGCAGGTCGCGTCGGATCCGTGGGCGGACCCCGCCAAGGCCCGCAAAGAGATCGAGAAGCTCCGCAAGGAGTCCGCCGGCTGGCGCACGAAGTACCAGGAGAGCAAGCCCCTGGCGCAGAAGGCGCAGGAGCTGGAGGACGCGCAGAAGTCGGATCAGGAGCGGCTCACGGAGCAGCTCACGGCCGCCGAGAAGCGCATCCAGTCGTTCCAGCAGCGCGCCGTCCGGTCCGAGGTGAAGGCCCTTGCCTCCGCCGAGTTCGCCGATCCGGAGGACGCGCACGCCTTCCTTGATCTCACCTCCTACGTGGGCGAGGACGGCGACGTCGACACGGCTGCGATCGAGCAGGACCTGAAGGACCTGCTGAAGCGCAAGCCGCACCTGGCCAAGCCGGCCGACGCCTCCCCGCGCGTCCCGAAGGCGGACCGCACACAGGGCTCCTCAGGCAACGGCAACCGCACCCCCAACGACCCGGGCGAGGAATTCGCCTCATTCCTGAACAGGTCCCTCACGCGGGGCCGCTGAGAAAGGTAGCCCCTCATGGTGGCAACGCCCCCGATCAAGCTCTCGTCCGTTGATGAGACCTTCCTTCCGCCCACCCTGGTGGGCCCCATCTTCGAGAAGTCCGTCGAGGCCAGCGCGGTCATGTCGCTGGCCAAGCGGGTGCCGCTGTCAATGACCGCCCAGACCTCGGTGCCCGTTCCGCTGGACGTGCCGACCGCTGACTGGGTGTCTGAAGGTGGCCGCAAGCCGCTGTCGACCGGCGGCGTGGACATCAAGCACATGAGCGGCAAGAAGATCGCCGTCCTCATCCCCGTGTCGATGGAGGTCGCGAACTCCAACGCGGCCGGCCTATGGACGCAGCTCCAGCGGGATCTGCCGACGGCGTTCGCCCGCGCCTTCGACCACGCGACAATCCACGGCCTCACGATGAAGGGCGCCACGGGCCCCTTCGCGGACTTCCTCGGCAACACCTCCAAGGAGGTCGTCCTCGGCACCGCGACGCAGGCCAATGGCGGCATCTGGACGGACTTCGTCAACGGCATGGAGCTGCTGATCGACGACGACTGGGACTTCACCGGCACCGTCGCCGACAACCGCGTAAAGCCGAAGCTGCTGAAGGCCACCAGCACGACCGGTGAGCCGCTGTTCGTGGACACCCGGGCCTCGGCCGCCACGGGCACCGGCAGGGCGCTGCAGGGAGAGCTGCTCGGCGAGCCGCTTGCGTACTCGCGCAGCGTCTCGGGCAAGCAGCGCCGCCAGTCCACGTCCGTGGACTCCGGGCTGCGGGCCATCGGCGGCGACTGGTCGCAGGCCGCGTTCGGTGTCGGCATGGACATCACGGTGCGGATCTCCCGCGACGCGACGTACATCGACGAGGACGGCGGCGTCCACTCGGCGTTCCAGGACAACCTGGTGCTGCTCCTGGCGGAGGCCTACTACGGCTTCGTCATGGGCGACGAGGAAGCGTTCGTGCGGTACGTGGCGACCGCCGGAGCGTCGTGAGCAAGACCCCGGCGGGTGGGGGCAGCCGGGCGGCGCTGCGGGTCGTCGCCCGGCTGCACGCCGCCCCGCCCCGGCACAACGCGGGCGCGGAGTGGATGGTCTGGAGCATGTTCCGGGCCCTGGTGGAACGCGGGCACGACGTGTCCGTGTGGCTCTCACGGTATTCGGGCGACCGGGAACCGTATGAGCTGCACGGTGTGCGCGTGGTGCCGCTGGCGGCCCGCCTGGACTTCGCCTCACAGATCAAGTCCGCTGATGTGCTGGTATCGCACCTGGAGAACGTGCCGTCGGTGGCGTCGCTGGCGCGCGGCTACGGCAAGCCGTTCGTTGCGGTCTGCCACAACACGTTCACCCCGACCTTCCGCAACATCGCCTCTGGCGGGTGCGCGCTCGCGGTGTACAACAGCCAGTGGATGGCCCGCGAGGCCGAGTTGTACTACGCCGAGTACCCCAAGGGTGTGCGGCCGGCGGACAGTCTGGTTGTGCGGCCTCCGGTGTTCGCGGGCGACTACGCCACGAGGCGTCGCGGCTCCCACGTCACCCTCATCAACTGCAATGAGGCCAAGGGCGGCGAGTTGTTCCGCCAGTTGGCCAAGCGGATGCCCGACACGAAGTTCCTGGCGGTGAAGGGCTCTTACGGCGAGCAGGTCGACTACACCGGCCTCGACAATGTGGAGGTCGTCGAGCACGTCCCCGGCGACCAGATGCGGGACCGCGTGTATGCCCGGACCAGGGTGCTGTTGATGCCGTCGTCCTACGAGTCGTGGGGTCGCGCCGGCGTGGAGGCCATGGCGTCCGGTATTCCGGTGGTTGCCCATCCGACGCCGGGTCTGTGCGAGTCCCTGGGGGAGGCGGGCATTTTCCTGGACCGGAACGATCCTGAGGCGTGGGTGGCGGTGCTCGGCAAGCTCGCCGAGGCGGGCGAGTACCGGCTGGCGTCGAAGCGCGCGAAGGCCCGCTCTGCGGAGCTGGATCCGACTGCCGAGCTGGCCGCCTGGTGCGATGCCGTGGAGGCCCTGGCCTAGGAGGCGCCGTGCCGTTCGTAGCTCCGACCGCCGAGGAACTGGCCCTCTACCTGGACCTGACGGAGATCAACGGTGACCGCGCGGACCTGCTGATCGCTAAGGCGATCTCCCTCTCCGAGACGGTCGTGAAGCCGCTCCCGGAGGGTGCGGACGCGGTCGTCTTGTCGGTGGCGGGCCGCG